TTTTTTGTGCGGACACAAAAGTCAGGGGTAATACTAACCCTGACTTCTGTGTTTCTTTCTATCACTCTCGGGTTGTTCGTTCAACCTAAAAATAGAGGGGACGCCTCCATTTACAGTATCTCACTCCCACAATAAAGTGGGTGTGAGTGATACACTGAAAATAGAGGCTAAATAGCTATATTTTCGTGAATATGGTAAGGGCTTTTTACAGACAATAATATGGATTTACAGCATATTATGGTCTCAATCTAAAAAAACACAAAAAGTGCTTTTTGTCGTAGGGTACTACCTACGATATTTTCTCGTTTTTACTCGTTTTTTTCACAAGTTTTTCCTAAAGTTTCTTCAAAATTGGAATTATTACGCATCCTTATATGTGGTACGAATATTATAATCCAATCGGGGATGTTGAAGAGCTACACTGTCGCTGATTACCATTAAGTGAAGATTGTTTGATGTTGGAAAATTGTTAAGACCATTTGGAAACTCAATAACTCTTCCTCCTTTATACTTAATGTTGTGCTTTATAACGAACGCTGGTTTCTCTGCGGTTAGCGTCATACATTTATCAAAGTGTATTTTATACCTGCGGTTTGTTGCGGTTTTAGTTGTATATGCTGAACTAAATACTGCTGGACCTCCAAGCGTATAACTTGGGTCTTGTAGAATATCTGCTAAAGACAAGGCTGAATTACCATCCGTGCTTTCTACCAGTATCATTCTTACTTGGTTAAACTCATCGTGTGCTGACCTCCAAGAGAGCGTGGCGTTAAACCGTTGGTTCATCACCGTCACACTGTTTCCTATTCTTGCTTCGTCGCCGACATCACTGCCGTCTAATACTCCCGCGGCTAAACTAAATGTGTTACCTACTACATATCCTGTTGAGGGAATGTTGTTGTTATTACTGCGGTAATTAACTTGCTTGTTCTCAATTGTCTTATAGACAAACTTCTCAAGGCTTTTGATGCGAACATCTTGTTTTTTGTCTTTACGGACCTTGCTACGCTTTTTACCCATTATAATATATGCTTATATATTATGATAGTTCAAACACAATCTATATCTATGGTCTGTGTTATTCTTCTTTTTAATTGTTGAAATCCGTCTGTTTCTCCATCTCTATGTCCCCACATCTCATACGGACTATAACAACTGGTTATGTATATTTTATTAAATTGTACTTGTCTTGAACCTCCCTTCGTTTCAACACGAAGAGGGTATATGTCTAAAAGTTTTAAAAGTTCGTGGTACTTACAGAAATCTTTTCTATAATCATCTATCAATACTACTTTGTGACCATCATATCCTTCCCACCATTTATATGTTGTTGGTGTGAATACATCTTCATTATCGTCATAAACCTTTTTGGTCTTTCCTCTTCCTGATGTACCGTGTATCCAAATGACTTCTATTGGTGCTACTGGTCTTTTCTTTTCCTTATACTTGAGGTAAAGTTCTGCGTGTCTAACTGCTTGGTAGTTATTAACACTCTCTAATACAGCTCCTACTGACTGTGTTTCTTTTATTATTTCTACGGCTCTTTCTATATCTGTTCGCTTACCTTGTTGTAGTGGTTTTCCCACTTCTAATAACAGGTTTCCATCTTTCTCGCAGTATCGTTGGTTAGGGAAGTCACCGGCTACCGCTGGTTCTAAATGTATTTTGTCTAACCCAAACCATGTCTTCGTTTGCTTAAAAGTTTTTCCATTATTAAACGCTATATATCCTTGATAATGTAGTTTTTTTGTTGTTGGTGTAAGTTCTTTCCCAACTATAAAGTACCTAATTCCTTTATTAATACTCAATTGCCTAAACCATTTAGCGTCTTGTTCGTCGTTTGATGGGAAGTATGTTACTACCCAATTTCTGCTCTTCCGTTCTTTCTTCATATAATATTCCTAAAGATAATAATTTTTTGTGCGGACACAAAAGTCAGGGGTAATACTAACCCTGACTTCTGTGTTTCTTTCTATCACTCTCGGGTTGTTCGTTCAACCTAAAAATAGAGGGGACGCCTCCATTTACAGTATCT